CTCTTTCTGGTGATATAAATGCAACACAGTCTTTTCTCTTGTCTGTGATGTTATCAATTATATACTTACCTAAAGTTTCTCCGTTAGTTCCACCTAATGCTTTACCTTGTAGTACTAAGCTGATATCAACATCTTCTGCTGATTTGTATTTGTCGTAACCACCGATCAATGTTGCTACTGATACTGAACCTTCTGCTGTTGAATCAACACCAAGTTTCAATGAATCGTAGACTGCATTCTCTGTGGTTAGTGCAGTTGAACCTGCACCTGTTGTGTTAGCTGCTAGGACGTGTGCGCCTTTAGCGTATATCCATCCTGATTGACTGTCGATAACATCGATCCACCAGTTTGATTCTCCTGACTCTGTCTTAGCGTCAGTTGCTCTTGATAGACCTTCATATACTTCAAGTACATTTCCTTTAATACCTGAGATGTCTCCGTCTTCATCGATAACCACAACGTGGATCTCATCACCTGCACCACCTTTAGATTCTGCATAAGCAGAAGTACCTGGAGCAGCAGAAACTAGATCATAATGACCCCAGTATCTGTCGAATGTTAATGAAGCGATGTTAGTTGCACCTGTATATTTGTCTTGGAAAGATACATTTGCACCATCGATAGCAGAGATTGTTAAGTAATGAATTCCAACATCTGGATTATTGTTACCAACTTTAATTTTGTCTCCGACCTGGATTAGACCAGTACCGCCAGAGCCTTGTGCTGCTGAAGTTGTTCCTGTGTTTGCACCTGCTGAAATTGAAATTGTTGCACTAGCTGAAGACTCAAGATAATCATTCGCTGATCTACAGACTGATACTCTTAGTGAGTTACCTTGTGCACCAGGATATCTGGCTACAAAGTGGTCTGTTGAACCTGGAGTGAAAGAATCTAATTGATCTTCATTGCTAATATATTCTGCAGCTGAGCTACCATTTGACACGGCGTTCTTTGCAGCGCTATCAGCGACTCTAGTTACATATAATTTATTTCCATAAGCTAGAAAGTTAGCTGCAGTGAAAAATGTTTCTGGGTTGAACCCAGTGACTGGCTTTCCAAATCTGGCCGCAAGAGTTTCCTCGCTGTCAATTAAGACACGAGTATCAACTGGACCCCATTTGAAAACACCTGCTAAGGCACCTTCCGTAGTAGAAACCGCTGGAACAACAGTAGTTAAATCGATCTCCGATACGTTTACGCCTGGACTGACCTGAAATGGCATTTTATTCTCCTTTCATTTGTGGTAGATTATAAGCTCTGTTATATTTATAATTCCTTAGATTAGAAGCCTGATTCTTGCTCATATATAGTTCCAATAGCATCGAAATCAAGTTCTTCAAAGGAAACAAGTTCTCCACCTTTGAATTCATCATTGTCTTGTGATACATCTGCACTTGTGCCTGCATCTATGAATCCAAATGGAACTAGCTCATCCTCTATCGCTTGTTCGTTTTGTCGATATAGATTTTTCCTTATGTCTATATCCGTTAATTGTTTGAAGTAGTCTTGATCAGTTAACCATGCAAATAGTACTAAACATATTGCAAGGTCATCTGTCATTCCGTCTTCTGCTTCGTAATTAGTACCTCTTTTGTTAGCTACAAATGTAGTTAACTCAGAAAGAACGTCAAAATCACTTATTATCAGTCTATCGTTCTCGACAATTGTCTTTAGAGAAGAACATCCTATTCTTTTTAAAGAGCTGGTTGTTCTAACACCTAGCTGACTTTCGCCACCTCCGAAACCTCCACCCACTAGTTGGCCTGCGCGGCCTTTCCACTGAGCTTTGATTAAACCTTCATACTCATACTCATTATGTATAATATCCGCAACCTGGGCACCGATGTCATTGATCTCTACCATCACGACTGCATCATTATACATTTTAGCTGCTGTCACAATAAATTTAGGATACAACATTGGTGCTATTGTATTGTTTCTAAATGTGGCAACTACTTTATATGTTGGCTCTGTGACATCGACTACTACGAAAGCACTGTAGTCGTTGCCAACACCTCTACTTGTATCCACAGTTATTGCATAAATGTGGTCAGGTATTGGATCATGAAACACCTTTAAAGTATCATTATACCTTATTGGGTTATCAAAAGTCAACATTCTTAACTTATTAGCATCGATTAATGTATTGCTCGATCCTAAGAACTCACATTCAAACTCAACAGCGAACTGTCTTTCTGATGTGTTTCTAATTGTCTGTTCTTTCCAGGCCTGATCCCTTCCAGGAACGTCCCACCAATCTACAGACATTGTCACATAATCATTCTTTTTCTTTTCTGCATCATCCCATATCTTATAGAATAGATTCATTCCATTAGGTGTAGATGTAATCAATACACGTGATGATGTACCAGATGAGATCGTAGGATATACAGACGCAAAGAATTCTTCTTGTACTGTATGAGGTACGAATGCAAACTCATCCAAGTAAACCATGTTAATTGACATACCCCTAACTGCCGTAGCAGATGTAGAAGATGCAAATACTTTACTACCATTCTCTAATTCAATATTACCTTTGTTCCATTCTACAATACCTTGTTGTAAGAACCATGGCAAGTTTTCATATGCTAATTGTAATCTTGATAAAATCTCTCTTGATGTTGCTGCCTTGTTAGCAAGAATAGCAATGTTAAAATCTGGATTGAATAATGCATAGTGCATCATTATTGCTACCATCGTAGTTGTTTTACCAGTCTGACGAGGCATCTTACAGATAACAAATCTGTTGCTATCAACAGTTCTCATTATTTCTTTTTGGTAATCGTATGGCTGATAAGGCACAAGACCTTCATCAATGTTTACAATCTTAATATATTTTTCACAAAAGTATACTACATCTTTACTACACTTAACTATTTCTTGAATCTCTTCTTCAGAAAAGTCAATAGTAATGTTAGCTTTCTTTAGCTTTGGATTTCCTAAGTAATGATCAGCCATCTTTTTTCTTTGGTTTTATT